GGGGTGCAACGGGTGCTCAAAATTATTCCTACCAGCCGACGCAGGGCGCTAACCAGTGGTCTGACGCAGCAGAATATTATCGGTCAAGACAGCGCATGGCAGAGCAGATGCAGGGTCTTCAGGACTTTCAAGCCGCTGGCCAAAGAGCCAACGTATCCCAATTGAATCCATTTGGTCCCGCCGCAGGGCGGGCCGCCGACTATTATTCAGGAACGGATATGCGAGGGGGTGAGCTGTACCGTCGTTCCGGAATGGGAGATGCACTCAGCAATCTAGGTGCCGCCGGTAGGGCCTACGAGAGGGGGGACCTAGAAGGGGGGACGTCCGGTAGGGCATCGGGGTACGGATGGGAAATAGACGAGGAAACTGGACAGATTAGTCGGGTGAGGAGGACTGCGGAGCAGAGAGAGCGCGAGCAGGAAAAGAAGATTCTCGACAGCGCAAGACTCCTCTCCAGCATTCCCCAGCTTGGAAGTAAGCCCGGACTCGGCTCGTTAACGGGTGGATCCTAGACTTGGGTATGGGTCTGGACGACAGATTTACGAAGATCCACCCGACGATGAACCCTCCCGTCCCGAGGAGTGCGACGCGGACAACATTTCCGGGCGTGACCGGTGGTTCTGACCTCGACAGGCTGAGGGCCAATTATATGTGGACGACGGGTGACCCTACAAACTTTCAGTCCGGGGACGGGCTGGTTCCGGCGGCTCACACACGTGAGGCCCAGTTCCAAGACTACGTAACCGGGACCCAAAGTGACACCTTGGCTTGGCCCGGAGATGCACCCCCGTGGCCCGGGGTAGCGACTGCGGGCCCGGAAGCACCAAGACCGAGAGCTAGACCGATCGATCAGGGACTGGGCTCTTTGGAGGGGACGGCTTCCGCCCCTTCCGGCGTGTCTCAACCATTAGACTTTTCGATCCCCGGAATCCCAGCCCTGGGTTCTCTTCCGGGCTTGACTTACACCGATCCCACCACGGGCGAGTTCGTTGACATGAGGCCCGATCAGGCGATGAGCTACCATGGATACGTAAGGAATGAGCCTAGTGTGGGTCCGGACACTTTCCTGTACAGAACCTACGATAACTACGTATTCCCCGATGGCCGAACGGTTGGCTCGGATCCAGGGGGGTATCCCGCCCCGCAAGGCGGCAATTTCTCTTTCGGCACGGGGGAGACGTATGCTGATCCTGAGTCTCCGACCGGCTGGAGTCAATACTACAATAGATACAATGATCTAAGATCACTCCCATCCGTTCCGGATACGCACTATGTTACCGGCGCCCCCCTGTGGGAATTCCGAAATATGGGAACCGGCGTCACGACAGGTCAGAGGCCGTGGTGAACTGGAGATGAAAACAATTGGCTATTGAGAGACCCCTGGAAGACGGACCCCTTAGGTTGGAGATACCCGAGGAAGAGGTCGAAATAGACTTCCCCGATATCGCCCCGGAGATTACCGGGGACGATGATGGGGGTATGCTTATAGATTTCCTGGGTGGGGTTCCCGAGGATGCGGGCCCCGGATTCTCAGACAATCTGGCCGACTTCATGGAGGATGAGTCTGTTGAACGATTAAGCTCTGAACTACTCTCGTCTTATCACGCAGACAGGAATAGTCGGAAGGACTGGGAAGAGACCTACATCAAGGGGCTGGATCAGCTTGGTCTGAAGATAGAGAATCGGACAAGCCCGTGGGATGGAGCTTGCGGAGTTACTCACCCAATACTTGCAGAGGCCGTGGTTCGATTCCAGAGTCAGGCCATCGGTGAAATATTTCCTCAGGGCGGCCCCGTCAGGACTAAGATTGTCGGCAAGGCAACGCCAGATAAGGTGAAGCAGGCCCATCGGGTTGAGGGTTACCTCAATTATCTTGTTACGGATGTGATGGGCGAATACAGATCCGAGACAGAGCGAATGCTTTTCAGTCTCCCTCTCGCGGGATCGGCTTTCAAAAAGGTTTACTGGGATCCCAATATGGGGAGGCCCTGTGCCATGTTTGTTCCATCCGAAGACATGGTGGTTGCATACGGTACTCCGTCGCTGTCCATGGCTGAGCGAGTGACGCAGGTCATGAAGCGCACCGTAAACGAAGTCCGGAAGATGCAGTTCAGTGGGTTCTACCGGGATATTGAGCTTACCGACCCGAGTCCGGACCCCGATGACATCCAGAAGAAATACGACGAGCTTACAGGGGAGAGTCCCTCTTACGAATTCGACAACCGTTACACGCTGCTAGAGATGCATGTCGATGTGGATCTGGAGGGATTTGAAGATACCTTCGAAGGGGAAGAGACTGGTATAGGTCTCCCCTATGTGATCACGATCGAGCTGGGGTCCGGAAAGGTTCTTTCGATTAGAAGGAACTGGTTTGAGGACGACCAGAAGAAGATCAGAAGGCAGCACTTTGTTCACTACGAATATGTCCCGGGCATTGGGTTCTACGGCCTCGGACTGATCCACATGATCGGCGGCCTAGCCAAGTCGGCCACATCCATATTGAGGCAGTTGGTTGATGCCGGCACTCTTTCGAATCTCCCGGGCGGTCTAAAGGCGCGCGGTCTCAGGATTCGCGGGGACGATACTCCGATTTCTCCCGGCGAGTTCAGAGATGTGGATGTTCCCAGTGGGGCGATCCGGGACAGCATTACATTCCTTCCCTACAAAGAGCCCTCTTCTGTTCTCTACCAACTACTCATGGGTATCGTAGAGGAGGGTAGACGCTTTGCGTCCCTGACTGATCTAAAGATCAGCGATATGAGCAATCAGGCTCCGGTAGGAACTACGCTTGCCCTGCTTGAGAGATCCATGAAGGTGATGGCGGCGATTCAAGCCAGACTTCACGATTCGATGAGGGGTGAGTTCAAGATTCTGGAGGGTATCGTCAAGGATCATACGCCCCACGAATATCCTTACGCTATGGATGGTGAGGAGACGATGAAGTCTGAGGACTTTGATGATCGAATCGATGTCCTCCCTGTTTCCGATCCGAACTCAGCGACGATGTCGCAGCGCATCATGCAATATCAGGCTGCGTTGCAGCTCGCGGAGTCCGCACCAAATATTTATGACATACCCCAGCTTCACCGGCAGATGCTTGAGGTTCTTGGCATCACGGATTCAGATAAGATTGTCCCGTTAGACGACGATGTTAAGCCCAAGGAGCCGGTTGAGGAGAACATGGATCTCATCCGAAGCGAGCCGATCAAGGCTTTCATGTATCAAGACCACGAGGCGCACATCACGGTTCATCAGGCGGCCTCGCAAGATCCCAAGATTCAAGAACTCTTAGCATCGGATCCGAACGCAGCCTCTGTTCAGGCTGCCTTCTCGGCCCACATGGCAGAGCATATAGCCTTTGCGTACAGGCAACAGATAGAGGGTCAGCTCGGGACGACGCTCCCGCACCCAGACGAGGAGTTGTCCGAGGACGAGGAAGTCAAGCTTTCCGCCCTCGTTTCCTCAGCCGCCCAAATGTTGTTACAGAACAATCAGGCAGAGGTTCAGCAGCAAGAAGCCCAGGAGCAGGCCCAGGATCCGATTATTCAGATGCGACAGCAGGAACTTCAGATGCGACAGCAGGAGTCTTCTGCCAAGATCGAGGAGAACAGGGCGCGGTTGCAGCTTGACATGCTCAAGATGGCCGAGAGGAGTGCCGGCGACATTGCCAGCATGAACATCCAGAAGCAGATATCCGACGAGAGACTAGAGTCTCAAGAGAAGATCGCGGGCGCGAAGGTGACGGCAGACATTGCCTCTGATCTGATCGCCGCAACCGCCAAGGGCGAGGATTTGAGCTTTGAGGAGGCCAAGCTTTCGGCAGAGATGGGTGTCAAGCTTTCCGAACTCATGCTTGCCGCAGAGAAGATGGCGACCTCGGAGCGAACAGAAAGCGCCAAGATCGCTTCAAAGATCATGGAGAAGGTTCTGGACATGCAGAAGGAAATGAATTTGGGTGACATTTCAGTAAGCGTGGGGGGTGACATTGGATCCGTTACTTGAGGCTCTTGTTTCAAGGATTCTGGAAATCAGGAGTGGGTTTGTCAATCACGTAACAACGGGATCTGTCCCTAGCCAAGATTCTTACAGAGAGATGCGCGGAATGATACAGGGCATCGATCTGGTTATATCCGAAATCAAACAACTTTCAAATGAGGTTTACGAGGATGACTAGGAACAACTCTTAGTTTGGCCTTGCAAACTGGGAAACGACGACACCCAGTTTTAAAAATGTTGTCGCAGAAAAGAGAATAAGTTGGCTGAAGGAATTCAGTACAGTAGCGAGGAACCTCGCACGGCCAAGGTTCTTCCGGAACCGTCAGGTTACCGACTCTTGGTCGCACTGCCCGAGGTTGAAGATACTACAGCGGGGGGCATATACATACCCGAGGAAAGGCGTGACGCAGAATCCGTCGCGAGTATTGTCGGGTACGTCATGAAGGCTGGTCCGGACTGTTACAAGGACGAGTCCAAGTTTCCCACTGGTTCTTGGTGTAGAGAAGGGGACTGGATTGTCATGAGGGCATATTCAGGAACCCGAATTCTCGTCAAGGGCAAAGAGTTTAGAATTATCAATGATGACTCAGTTGAGGCTGTAATTGAGGATCCGAGGGGGGTTGTTAGAGCATGAGTTCTTCACTTGACGATCTAATGGGAAATTCTCTTACAGAACCGATCGCGGACATGGCCGAAAACGAAGATATCGATGTTGATATCGCCGTAGTTGACGACAGGCCCGAGGAGGATCAAGTATCTCCACGGGACCCCGAGCGGGGTGCTGACTTCGATGAAGACAGCGAAATCGAACAGGTCGGTGGGCGCGCACAAAAAAGAATAAAGCAACTCAAGTACGAGTACCACGAGGAGCGTAGAGCCAAGGATGCTGCAACGAGGATGCAGGAGGAGGCTATTCGCTACGCACAGAATATTGAGCAGGAAAATAGACAACTGCGAGGTACTCTGGAGCGGGGCGAAAAGGTTCTTCTTTCTGAAATTCACTCCAGAACTGACAGCCAGTTAAACTCAGCCAAGGACGCCTATAAGGTGGCCTACGAGGGGGGCGATGCGGATGCCATTCTGGAGGCTCAGGAAGGCCTCAACCGGTCAATGATGGATCAGAAGCAAGCCTCTATGTATACGCCCGTTGTGGAAGATCAGAATAGGGCAGCGTTTCAGCAGCAAGAGGCAATTCGAAACGCCTATGTGGGAAGGATTCAAGATGAGCAGAGAAGGCAGGCCGCTGTCGATCCCAGGCTTCAAGTATGGCTGGGTGAAAACAAATGGTTTGGTCAGGACCGGGAGATGACTCAATTCGCATACGGGGTTCACGAGAAGCTCGTCCGAGAAGAGAATATTCACCCGCAGTCTGATGTGTACTACGAAAAAATTAACGCACGAGTGAACGAAGTTTTTCCAAACAAGATCGGTAGTGGTACAGGAACGGAGGATCCTGCTGTCAGCTCCCGATCAACGACGGTTGTAGCTCCGGCCAGAAGGGCCGGGGGTTCGCCCCGCAAGGTACAGCTAACCTCCACTCAAGTGTCTCTCGCGAAGCGCTTGGGTATCACACCAGAACAGTATGCCAAACAGCTCCTGAAGGAGAAAAAACGTGGCTGAAGATACGCGCACGAAAAGAGATACAACAAGTAGAGACCAAGAGAAGCGAGAAAAGGCGTGGGAATCCGCACCTCTTCTCCCTCAGCCAGACCCCAGAGAGGGTTTGGATCATCGCTGGGCCAGAGCCTCCTCACGGGGCGAATCGGATAATATCAACATCTCGCAAGCACTCCGAGAAGGTTGGGAACCGGTTTTGGCTAGTGACTATCCCGAACTGCAAGTCAAGTCAGATCGAGGGAGTCAGTATCCGGACAATGTTCTGGTTGGTGGCCTCCTCCTGATGTCTCGCCCCGCTGAAATCGGGGATCAGTTTCGGGAAAGGGCAGCGCGAGAGTCTGAGGGTCAAATCGAAGCTCTTGATCAAAGCTTCTTCAGAGAGCAAGACCCGCGTATGCCGCTCATTAAACCAGAGCGGAAGACGCGGATTTCGTTTGGCGATAACTAATGGTGGATGTACCACGATGGCTATCGCTGAGTTTTTAAGGAGGTAGTCAAATGGCTACTTACGGGGGCCTTAGGCCCTATATTGGAGGAAACAGTACCGGCGAGCCTGTTGTAATGGCGTTCAAAATCGCCAGTTCTGAGTCCGATGACTTGTATCAGGGTGATACGATTCAAATGGAGGCGGCGGGTTCGGTAACAGTGAACAATGCAAACGGTGCTTTAAACATTGTTGGCGTTCTGTCTGGTGTAGAGTACACAAACTCCGATGGAGAGCGTGTCTACACCAACAAGTACACTGACACTATTGCTCGCGACGACAGCATTGCATACGTTTACACGGATCCGTTCCAGCTTTATATTATCAAGGTTGGTGACGGAAGCGGTGCTGACTCTACTGTTACTGGTGCGGACGTTGGCGCAAGCGCTGACTTTGACACGACCAATGCGGGGAGTTCCGCAAGCGGGATGGCGGGCATTACGATGGAGGCGGGGGGTAGTTCGGTTGCCGTTACGGCCCGGGTCAGAATCGTTGGCCTTACGAACGACAATGGAACGGATGCTCTAAAGGAGGCTGTGGGAAATAGCTTTACCCACGCCATTGTTCAACTTGATCCGGCCACGCTGCAACTGCTTAACGCCGGCTTAGCATAGGAAAGGAGTAAATAAATCATGGCTATTTCACGTTCACAAATGATGAAGGAACTCCTTCCTGGGTTGAATGCCCTGTTTGGGTTGGAGTACGACCGTTACGATAACGAGCACGAGGCTGTCTACGAGACGGAATCTTCAGATCGAGCATTTGAAGAAGAGGTCAAGTTGGCTGGCTTTGGGGCTGCGCCTGTGAAGTCTGAAGGTTCTTCG